TACGTTAGTAACGTCTGTTCCTACTACAGTGCCTGTTGTGTCGTTAATAGTTCCTGCTTTGATAGGACCTGAAAATGTTGTTTTACCCATGATATAATCTCCTTGTCGTTGGGTTGTCTAACCGAGGTTAGTCAAGTGATTCATTTAAGTTTAAATAATACACAAAAAAAAGAGGAGAAGCAAGTGCTTCTCCTCTAAAATAAATATTCCTTAAGGAATACTTAGTTTTAATAGTCTAAAACCTATGAAGAACCAGGGCTTCCATAGATACCTAGAGGATCAGATACGCCATAGCTATATCTTTCTCTAGCACGATATCTCACATTACCTGTATCGAAATCGCCATCCATTCCTGTTTCTAATGGTGTTCTAACAAAATGTTTCATACCATTTGGTATGTCTGTTAGTAGATAGAATGCATTTGTGTCAGTTAAATAGTGATTAACTGAATAACCATCAGGAATTACTCCTAATGATTTAATTGCATTGATATCATTATCAGCAGTGTTAGGTCTTAAATCAGTAGCTAGAATCCTTTGAGCTACGAACATTAGATTCGGTGGTACAATAAGTTTTCTTGCACGACCTGCAACTAATAGTCCTCTCTCATCGGTGTAGCCTGAGATACTGATGATCGCAGCTTCTAAGGAAGTTTCGTTTAGGTCTGCTCCTGTAACAGGTCGATTACTATTGAATCCACCATTTACGAGAGGGTGACCACCACCGCCTGCTACGCCATCACCAACAGCAGTAAATAAATTTACGCCATCACCTGACTGATAAGTGTTTGTAAAACCATTGTTTAAAGGAAACGCTGCTTTTACTTGCTTAGTATAAGCCATTGCTCTAGCTAGTGCTTTAGTGTATCGGCTAGAAAGACTATCGTAAAGATTGTCTTCCATTGCTTCTTCAGTAATTGCAAAACCTAGTGCAACTGTCTCATGAGTGTATCTAGCAGTGAAAGATTCTTGAGCAGAATCATAAGTCATTGCTGCTCCTTCATTTTTCACAGGTGCTTGACCGAAACCTGAGAGTTTTACTTCTTCTTCGAAAGAACGATCAGAATTTTCAGTTTCATAAATTTCTTTATCTTCTGAATCGTACCCTTCATATTCCAAACCAAACAAAGCGTTTAGACCTGGAAGTAGCTCTTTGAGCATTTGGGCTCTTGAAATTGCCATATCTTATTCTCCTATGTGCCTAAAGGCTTGTCGTATGCGTGCATTCCTGCGTTGAATTTCACAATAAGATCAGTAAATGCATCTCCTGGTGTGCTTTCTCCGCTTTCAACGAATCCAAGTATACGAATTGGTAAAGTGTTTGTTGTGGCGGCAGTAGATGCGTCTAAAGCATTTTTGCTTCTTCCGAGATCTGTTGAACCAGCTGTTTGCACAACTGCTATATTACTGCCGATTTTGCCTTTTGCTACAGCACCATCTGCTTGCATTCTGAATTCAACATTTGGATCGTCTAGTACGATAGCGTTGATATCATCAGCTGCGATTGATGTATTGTAAGATTGGGCAAAAGTAGTTTGTTTTGTATTAGGATCAGTATATGTACATCCTAAAAAGACACCAACAGGTGTGAGTGTTGTAGTACCAGTGTCTTTTGCCACTGTTACAACGCCTCCTGCTAAAACAAGTTTGACAAAGTCACCATAAAAGATGCTTGTGCCTTCTGCTGATTTAATTGGAATATATCTTGTTTTTCCACTAAATGAACCACTTGCTGAAGTAGTACCTACTGGCTCTGCACCCATTGGGGTTGCTTTTGTAGCCATTTTATTACTCCGTAATTAAAATTAATGTTTGCCGAATGTAGTCCTTGAATTCCTTTGCGGTTCTAGCATTGGCATTCTAGGATCACTTTCTCTAAGATAATTATTATCTATAGACTCAACTTGCTGAACGGCTAACTTGTCATAGTATTCCTGTCTCGATTTCACGAGTTCAGCAGGTGCTTTACATAATAATAGACCACCTATTTCGATACATCCATCAGATGCCCATTTTGAATCTTGATCACTCATGATCTGTAATTCAGGATGGTCTTCTGATTTACAGGCTTCCCATCCTTCCCTAAATCTATATGAGACATTAGGGTTGTCTGATTGTCCTACTGTAGCAGTTCTAATCCATCTAAATACCCAACCATCTTGAGGTTTGGGATCAGGAAGAACTGATGGTGGTTGCCACGCTTGAGTTCGCTGCGTGTCTGCTCTTTGATTACTTCCACTAGTTTCTCGTGGAGTGCGGCTATCACCTGCAACTTCTGTGGCTTCAAGCACTTCTGCTTCGATTTGATCTTGTTTTTGGTTTTTATCGTTAATGTCTTGTTTTGTCATTATCTTTTTTCCTTTTTAAGTTCAGCCGCATATTGTTCAGGTGTAATTCCAAGTTTCCTAGCGAGAGAAACTTGAGTAGCAGTTAATTTGACCTTACTAGGTCTTGCTCCGTTATTTCTAGTCGCAGGAGCTACCACACTAGGTGGGGTTTGCGACTTGCGAGATTCTACAGGATCTGCTACTTCCTTGTATGAATCTTCGGTTTCAAATTCCTGAGGAAAAACTTCCCTCATCCTTTGATCTACACGATCATAATACTCTTTTGATGTAGGATCAACATTTTCTTTAATAAGTTTTGTGTGAACTCCATATGCAAAATTTGTCATTTCTTCATCTGCACCAAACCATTCGTTGTTTTGTTGCCAAGCAACTGCTTTTTCATCAGGTTGAGGAACTTCCACAGGTTGTTGTTGAACAGGTTGTTGTTGTACTTGCTGTTGTGCTTGTTGTTGTTCTTCTCTTAAAACTTGATTAGCTAATTGTTGAGGTAAGTATTGTGCTTGTTGACTTGCAAGAGTTGCTTCTGTAAGAATTTGTTGAGCTTTAGCAATAGCTTCAGCATCACCATCTTCATAGGCTTTTTTATAATGTTGCGTAGCGGCTTGTTTCGCAAATTCTGCCTTTTGTTTCGCTTGTTTAACAAGCTCTTGCTGTCCTGTACCAAGAAGTTTATTAAGCCTTTCGTTTTCAGTAGAGGCTCTTTTAGCATAATTAACCGCCTCATCCCTAAGACGTTCTGCTTTTTCTTTTTCTCTTCTTTCTTCATGATAATCGTATTTTAGTTTTTTTATTCTTTTGTTTGCATTTTCAGATAAGTCATTTACCTCACTATCTTCTTTTTTTGGAGGCTTTCTATCTTCTAAAGGTCTATCGTCTACTACTTCTACTTCAATATTAGATTCTTTATCAATACCTACTGAAGATTTAAGACCAAAAAACCTATCTTCTGCTGAAGTATCTGTTTCAGGTATATTATCAAAATTTTCTGCTTCGTTTGTTTGTGTATCTGTCATACTCTTTCTATTCCTCTAGGATCTTGAACAACGGCTTCTACGTTGTCATCGTTAATAATTCTGAATTCTTTTCCATGTATTTTTAATCTTGTTCCTGTAAAAGCACGGAAAACAACCCAATCTCCCTCTTGACACCACGCACCTGACGAAAATTTCTTTTTATCATCGTAGCATTCTGCACCCATCTTCATAACAAATCCAACAACAGTGGCTATCTCTTCCGAGTGCATCATGTCATCAGGCTTATATATACCGCCTTTTGTTTTCATTGATATATCAGGTAGTGCAATTAATATTCTATACCCTTTTGGTTCAGGTAATTGAGAAGCTGTCGCTTCTTCTGATTTTTTAATTAAATTTTCTGTAGCAATTTCTGCTTTATTTTTTATAGTTTCGTGCATTTCATTGCTTATAAAGGCTTCGTTTATTCCGCCTTCTTCTTTTTCTTTTTTACTTGATACTCTATTATCGGTTACTTTCATTTAATCCTCCATAAATCTTTTTTCCATATCAGTCACTTCTCTTTCTGCAATAGATAAACCTTTAATAATACCTATGAGATGACGATAATCAGAGTAATCTTTTGCAGTTCCCTCCAATAGATTTTCTTCAATCTGTATTTTTTCTTCTTGAATCTTTTTTTTCAAAAGACCAAACTGTGTTTCTGCCATTTTTCTCCCTCAGATATAGCTAGTCTGAGTCTTTGTTTTCAGTTGTTATACGAATATCAATTTCTTGAGATTCAGGTATATTTGCTGTCAGAGATATGTTTGAACTTGCACATCCTGTTACTACAAATAAACTTATTACTGTTAGTATTATATATTTCATCGTTAACCTATACTTATATTAATATAATTATTAAACTTATAAAATCAATAACACAAGAATTATTTATATATTCCTTAAAGAATATTTATACAGTTCTTGATTTACCTTTGTGTAGTCCGTGTCTTGCGTGTTGTTTACCTGCTTTAGTTGCGGCTCTTTTCTTTTTGTTTGCTCTTGCTAATTTACTTCTGCCTTTTGATGTAGACTTTAATCTATCTATAGTTTTTTTAGGAGCATACACCTCACCAGTCTCAGATGATTTTTTTCCGCTAGGTGTACTCCATTTTTGTTTAGTCCAATTTTTTAAAGATTTTTGAGATTTTTTTAATGCCATTACTTATAACCACCGCCTGATTTTTTATATCTAGAAGCTAGTAGTTGTGCTTTTCTAGCAGACCATTGACCTGCTTTACCACCTTTAGTGCCTGCTTTTATTGAATTAAAAAGTCTTTTTCTCATAGTTGGCTTGGTATAGTTACCTGCTTTATTAACAGTAGATTTTTTATTTACCATTATTTCCTCTTTTCTTTTTAGTATTTAATCATGATTTTTTTAGAAACTCAATCTTCTTTGTACAAGTTATTAAATGTTACATTAGAGTCAGTATAGCTTTCGTGTTCTTCACTACTGTGTATTTCTTGACTAGGCATAAAGTCAGGAGCTCCTTCTCCTGTAACCCACAATGCAGGATTAGTAACTCTTACTCTGTTATTTGGTAGAGCAACTAAGTTTCCTTTCCATTGACCTTCAGTCAAATATAATAAATGACTTTGTTTATGTTGATCAGGACTATCTGCAATATCATGCTCTGTATAATCAACAGTAAAGATATACTTAGCCATATAGAATTCACCATCTATTTTTGCATACCATGGTGATGATGATGCTCTGTCTATTGATATAACTGAGTGATGATGAGACATACAATCCCATGGTTGACATAAATGATTTTCCATTCTTTCTGGCCAGTCTTCGACAGGAATATCTGCCATCATTCCTTGTATAGGCATACGAGCCCACATAGCACCACCATGAACATTGTTGTCTTCTTCTTCACAACCTGTAAATATAACTTGAAATGATAATGATCTATCAGGAATGCAATTTACAGCTACAGCTAAACCATGAATAAATTCTCCATGGTATCTTTCGTGACCAGCCGTAAATTCTTTTCTTACCCATACCTTAAAGTATGGAATATTGGATATTAAATAAGACATAAAACCTCCCTAAGTTTATTTATCTTTTTCCGCCTCTTTTTTTACCTTTAACTTTTTTACCACTCATCATGCGAGTTCTTCCTTTAACTGCTTTGCCACCCATCATGCGAGTTCTTCCTTTTGCTTTCTTCATAGTATTATCTCCTTTTTACCATTTTACTTTTACTACCATTTTTCACGATTAGCCCAATATGCCGCAGAACACTTACCTTTGGCAATGTTTTTAGCATGTCTAGCTTTAAAAGATTTACGTCTTGCTTTTTCTGATTTACTTTTTGGATTTTTTCCTGCTCCTGAAACACCTTGTTGACCAAATCGAATTGTTTTAATACTTCCATCCTCGCACTTAGCAACAACAACGTGAGATTTTGTAGGATGATTAGGAGTTCTTTTCGGTTTATTAAACCCTGAAACTCCTGCTCTTTTTAATCTTGGATCTTTTTCTGCCATTATAATTTTGAGTTTGATTTTGCAAGAGCTATTTGTTTTTGAATTTCAATAGCCAATTTAACACCATCCGCAAATCCTTTTTTATCTGTACTTTTTTCTTCATTTTCTGCTTCAAGAAGTGCTTCGCCAATACGGACACCTAATTCAGTTCCTGTTAATTTTTCTTTAGATTCAATTTTAGCCATTTCTTTTATAATATCAGCTTTAAGTTTCTCTCTATTAAGTTTAGCTTTTTCTTGATCTGCCATTGCTTTGCGTTGTGATTCGCCTTGTTGTATATCAAGTTCTCTATTTCTTTGCTGAATAATAGGATCTTCCATTTGTTGCATTCTTTCTTGCTGTTGAGCTTCTTGTCTTTTACGAAGAGATAATTTATCTGCGGCTGAAGCAACAAGTTCAGACAATCTTTTTTCAATTTCAGGAGGCATTTCTTCACCAAGAGGAGGTAGTGGTGTACCCATTTCAATTTCAATATCTTTTCTATATTGAAAGGCTAAATGTTCTCTAATATGTGCTTCTGTTGCCATCATAATACTTTGTGCTGAAGGACTTTCTTGAACTAATTGTTGTATTTCAGGATCTTCCATTCCTGCCATATGAACTGCAATATGTGCTTCATGATCTTGATATTCAAATGCTTTAATAGGAACAATATTAACCAAGTTCATATTTTCTAATACAGGATCAGCAGGTTTAATATCTTGTTTGTTTGGAATAACTTTGTCTACGTTTTCAATTCCTAAAACTTCTAACATCTGTCTGTGTAGTTCAGGCATGTCATACATTTCAGGTGCTTGTTGTGCTAACTGAAGTGCGGCTTGATACTGCATAATTCTTT